CAATCCACGAGGGCCTTATCGCCAGGGGGTGGGCTGCCTGCGAGTTCCGTGGGGATGAGTTTTCCACGGAGCCTGAAGGGCTCTGCGACATCCTGGATCAGCGAATCCAGATGCTCGACCTCGTACTGGGCACGGGCCTTGATGTCGGCGGGCGTGGCATCAAGTCTAGAAAGGTACTCGGCAGCGGTCCTGAGACCCCGCAGGTCATGGATTATCCGCTCGTGCACCTTGTACGCCACGGGTGCGGTGCAGTTGGGGTGGATTGCGATCTCCTGCAGGAGGGTGGGGTCCTCGGTGGCTCGCGCCATCTCGTAAAGTTCGTCGGGTGAGGTGTCCTCATCGGCCAAGATGGTCAGTGGATGGATCGGCTCTGATACCTCGATTGATTTGCGCATGGTGCCCTACTTTCTGGCCCCCAAATGGGGGCCCTTACAAAAAAGTTGGAGGTTCAAAAACTTCAAGCGAACTTAACGAGATGTGACCCAGGCCCCGCCGCGATCCGACGCATGATGGTCCCCGCTTCGTTCGAGCCCCACTTGGCTGATAGAGCGTCGACGGACATATTGCCGGTAGCGACCACCGATCCTGTGGCCTCGTACACGGCGTCGACGATTTTGATCAGTTCACCAAGTTTGTAGTCGGAGGCGACCACCTTGTCTAATTCGTCGAGAAAAATTCTAGGCCGGTAGCCCTTGGCAACGGCTGCCTGGATCTTCTCAACCGTCACTGTGGGGCCTGGTGTGGGCCGTCCCTCGTCGCGGCTCCCTCGTGTGGACCAAGCGATGTGCTCATCAAGCAGGGTCGTGGTGCGAACGCGCCAGACCGCCGGTTGGAAGTCCCTTTGCCTGGACTCCTGCTCAGCCCAGGTCTCCACCGCACGCCGATACATGGCGGTCATCATATGAGTCTTTCCCGTTTGCGGCGGCCCGTACAGGTAGTAACTGTCGTCCGGCTTGGCCTGGAGCGCATCGATGATCGCCTGTTGCCGCTGGGCAGGGAGGAGCGACAAGGTGCTGGGTACCAGGCCCTCCAATGTGATGCCCTGGAACAGGCGCGGGACCTTGGCCTCATTGCCGAGTTCCCTCCATATAGTCCTGAACATTCGGCACGGGCAGCTATTGCACCATAACCGAATCATGATGCCCGTGTCCTTACCCCGATGCATAAGGGCCACAGAGCCCCTGCCACTGCCATCGCTGTGGCAGATGGGGCATCGCATCTCTCCGCGACCGACAGCCTCGCCATGGGCCTCTAGCTCGTCATTGCCGGGCAGGTCAGTGGGCTGCTCCAGCCGGTCAAAAGTGGACTCGGCGCTGACCTGATCCACGATCGGACCCCAATCTTCTAGCGCCAGGAATCCGCGCTGCATTGAGATCAGGGGTGGCTGGGTACGGGCGTAGTCGGGGCACGTCTGCGCTCGTTCAAGCATGCCCCTTGAAAGGGTGATGACCTCACCGTCGGCCAGGCGCGTCACCCGCCTGACATATGGGGTGGCCGGAATCTTGTCGGAGGTGCGGTGCCCGGATAGATCACCGAGGTCCTCGTTGTTGTCCTCGGCGGGTAGTATGACTACCGGGGTGGTGGGTGTGGCGGAATTGCCGATGTTCTGCTCTTCTGTGTCTACTGCCTCAAAGTCGATCATGTTTTGCCTCCTAAGGATGGTGCTGGTAGTTAAATCTCGTCCGGATTAAAGATGCTCCGGATCATGTCTTGTGCGTCTTGATCCAGGACCGGCGGTTGATTTCGTGGTCCGGCGGAAGATGATGGGACCTTGCGTTTGGTGGCTCGGATGGAATCCTCCCACTGGTCCACGATCGTGGCCGCCTTGGTGGCAAAGTAATCCACCGGGTCGCAGGCATGGTGATTCAACTTGAAGTCCTTACCTGCCCAAAAACTATCCTCAAAGGCCCAGGTGATGGCACCGGTTAGTTTGGTCTCTGTGTACGTCTCAAGCAAGGTCCGGAAGGTGACCGGCCATGTAGTCTTGACCGCCTCCCTATGCCTCCTCGGCTCCCCGAGGGAAGTGAAGTAGAGGTCCGATAGCCGATCCTCCGGGGTAGTGTCAACTGGAGTAGGCATCTCCGGGTTGACCGGCTGTGTCGTTGCTTTTACCGCAGGGCTCCGTAGGGAGACCGGAGGTGTACTGGCTTTTGCTTCTGGAGTCCGAAGGGACTCCTCATTTGCTTTGGCTTTACCTGTTACCGGTGGACCGCAGAACTTAACCGTGCCAGACGTGCCAGCCGGTTGACTGGTTGGCTTTACTTCTTCTTTCACTCCTTCCTTCACTGTTTCCTTTACTACTTCTAGGTTGCCTACCAACCGGGTGCAGTCCTGATTCGAACTGGTGCAGTCCTGATTCGAACTGGTGCAGTCCTGATTCGAACTGGTGCAGTCCTGATTCGAACTGGTGCAGTCCTGATTCGAACTAGTCCTGATCGGGACTGCTACGGTCCGAGCATGAATTTGCTCCGGAGTGAAATGGTAATGATTACTCCCCCTGCCACCCCCACGCGCAACCTGGATTGCACCCACCTCAATCAAATCCCTGAGCGCGTCTGATACAGTTGATCGGCCCAGGATCATCTCCTTCGTGATGCAGGTATAGCTCGGCCAGCACTCGTCCTCTTGGTTGCAATGTCGAGCAATCGCGACCAGGACCCCCAGCCCGGAGGCACCGATCTTCTGCTCCCGCAAAAGATCGGCTGCATCCAGGGCCCGGTGGACAGCCACGTGATTGCAATAGCTGCCCGGAGCGATCTGTGTGGGTGCGGTGCTCACTTCGCCACCGCCTGTGCCGCCTTTAGATAGGGCTCAGGTGCAATCCAGCCCCCATTCGGCCAGGCAGCCTGCAAGTCGGCCAAGCAGCCGTTGCTCATGGCGTAATCAATGTCCGCATATTCCTCCGCCATGGTCCCGAGGGCATATGCGGTGGGCATCACATACCATGCCTCTTGGTTGACAAGGCCTCGGCCACGCAGTTGGAACAGGGCATAGTCGGTGGCATCCTGATCCAATCCCACCTCTTGGGCAAGAATCGATGGGGCATAGGTGCTATTGCGGTTGGCCTTGGCCTTGCCAAACAGGAAATGGATTATCGTCTGCTCGTCGGCATCCAAGGGCGTATGGTCACCTTCGGCGGCGAATACCTCATCTGGGATTGGTACGGTGCAGTCCGGGCGCAAAGGAGTGCAGTTACCAAGGGCGTAACGCTCTTCGGGCTGCGTAGCGATGCGGCGGATATATCCAGCCGCGATCAGGGGGCGGAGTAACTCTGGCAGGCTGCGCAGAGTGCATCCGGTATAGGCCATCAGTTGGGTGGCGGTTTTGGGCGACTGGCTTAGGACTACATACAGCAGGCGGGTGGTTGCAGGTACCTTCATTTTTTATCTCCTAGCTGTATAGATAGCTCCTAGACAAAAAAGGATGCAGCTATCAGTGCATTTATTTTGTGCTGATGTAATAACTTATATTTATATGCTTGCGGTTAAAACTTAAGATGCTAGTTACAGTTAGGGTTAGGAGTCTGTTTCTTGAAAGTGCCCATCCTTATATATGCTCTGCCACCTGTCATGGGTATTAACCCTTGTGTGGACTTTCATCCTCCTGGTCTTACTATGGCCAAAAACCACAGTGAACGTAAAACTCGACTTTCACACCTTATATAGAGGCACACAGACATGAAGTCACCCAGAACAACCAAACTACCCAAGCCCAGACGCCAGCCAGCCTGGCGTAGTTACCCCGACACCCTCATCCACAGTTTCGACTCTCTGCCAAACGCCGAAAGCCTGCGACCTGGTGAATCAACCATCATGGGCTGCATCGATGGTAGTGATCGTAGCTCGGCAATCCTTGAGTCGTGGAATCCGGCTTTGAGCCTGCAATCCCTGATCCACCTGGAGGCCGCCCATGTCTAGCACATCACTGGATCGCCTCATCCTCGCCCTGCTGCATCGTGACTGGGGCAAGGACCGTATCCTCGACCTCCTGTCCACAATGCCCGACCCAAATGAGTGTCTGGGCCGCCGCATCGAGGTTCTGGACTTGGCGCTAAGCCTGGACCGGGTAAACATGGCCCTGGATTCTTGCGACAGATCCCTCACCCACCTTGATTCCATCGCATCAAGTTTGAACTCAATCGAGTCCAAGCTCATCGCAGTCAGAGCAACCACCAAGGAGACCCGCAATGACCAAGGCAAGTAATGCCCCACTTGAGACCGCCTGGCAGGCATACAAGACCACTGCCACAGCCGACACGTTGAACGACGTGATCACGCAGCTAGCACCGCTGATGCGTGGCATCGTCGTCATGTCACTGCCTCGCGAGATGGCCCCATATATCGACGACGCCGTGCAGGCAGCCTTGTGTAAGGCCTGGTCGAACCTCGACACATGCAAAGGCGATCGGATCGCACCATGGGCCGGTTCCATTGCAAGGCACGCCGCCATGGACGCCATCCGTAAACAACGTCGACACCCAACTTCCCAGCTCGATGAGAATTGTCAATCCACCCTCGGTCTTGGCCAGGCAATCCGCCGCGATACAAGACCAGCCAACCTGACGCCGGAGGAGACACGGATGTGCTACTTGCTGTCTGAGTTCTCCTCAGAACGTGAAATCTCCGATGTGATGGGGATTCCTAGGCCACAAGTTCACAAGGTGATCGCATCAATCGCAAGTAAATACGGGCATGAATACCACCAGGCTGGTGTTTGAGCGTCTTGTCTATGTAAGGCATTGAGACCACCCCGCCGGGCGGTGTGCGCAGGCAGTAGCCGTACAAAATGCGCTGTAAGTGTCCGGCATCCCGCCGCGTCCGTCAAGGTGATGCCTCCCATCTACCAGGGCGCGGCACTTTTTCAAGCACCTTAATGGTGCAACCACAAACACGGAGATTTACATGATCGCAATTATCATCACCGCTGTAGTGAGCTTTGGTGCAGGCTACTTGGGTCACGCCATTGTCGCCGCTTACATTGCCAAGGAAAAAGCGAAGGTAGTCGTCGAAGCCAACGCGCTAAAGGCCGAAGTCATCAAGGAAACCGAGGACCTCTAATGTTGACCATTCTCAAATCAATTGCCACCTGGCTAAAGGGCGTTTATTCCGAGCCGGGTGGCCAAGGCAGTAGCACACGACTGCACATCAGCTTGTTGATTGCCTTCGTGCTCGGCGTTGGTATTGGTTTTTCGGTATTAGTCCACAAGCACAGCATCAGCATCGAGCAGTTCAATGGATTCCTCACTGCTGGCTCAGTGTTCCTGACGTCGACATGTGGCTCGCTCTATGGCTTGAACAAGGCTGCTGACTGGGCCAAGAGCAAAGGCAACTGATGCCAACATCACCCAGCGGCACATGTCGAAGCAACTCATGTAGTGCGCGAGCCACAAGCAAAGGGTATTGTGATCGTCACCAGGCCGACAAGTATGCCAGCAAGCGGCAGTACGACCGGTACCGTGCTGACGATCCTATCCGAGCCATGTATAAGACCAAGCGCTGGCGCACCGTCAGACTGACTGTCTTGCGTCGGGATGTGTTGTGTCGGTCGTGTGGTCATGCTGCAGCAACTGAAGTCGACCATATCCTGTCCGCACGCCTCGTCATCGACAACTTCGGTACGAATGCCTTCTTTGATCCTGAACGATTGCAAGGGTTGTGTCATCGCTGCCATAGCATCAAGACCACTCATGAGTCTGGTTGGACAGGTCGCAAAGGGACAACAATGACAGACCTCGGCGATCGCACCAACACAACGGTTGTGTGTGGTGCAGCAGGTAGTGGCAAGACGACGTACGTCGCTGAGCACAAGGCTGCAAATGATTCGGTGTGGGATTACGACGTTATTATGGCCAACGTTACTGGCCTACCTATCCATCAGGGTCTGCCTGGTGCTGTTGGCTCGGTCCTTGCCAATAGGGACGAATGGATCGACGCCACGCGGTACAGCACCAATCACTGCTGGCTAATCATCCGAAACCCTCAGGCCGTGATCGTGGGCATGATGCGCGATGCTGGTGCTGCTGTTGTGGTCATGGATACAGCAGACGACGAGTGTCAGCGCCGGATGCGGCAGCGGTTCGTGGCCGAGACAATGCTCGAAACCCCAATAAACATTGATGCTTAAGCCCCGTACGGGGCGGTGGGGTACTCAGGCCTGGCATACCACTACCCGTGGGGGTCTGGATCTCTATAGCCACACCCCCTGGGGGCCGACGCCAGAGCTTTTTACACGTATAACCCAAATTCAAGTTTGGGAATTCAGATTTCCAACCATTACTTATGGCAAGAACACGCACACCAACGAGCATCCTCGAAGCAAAGGGGAGTTTCCTCACGCACAAGAATCGTCAGCGTCCAAATGAGCCGACTGTCGACCGGCCAATTGGTAACGCACCCCCCTCCATGTCCAAGGATGAGCGCAAGGTATGGAAGCAGTTGGCCAAGCAGGCATGCCCCGGCGTGCTCATGGAGTCCGATCGGTTGATGTTCGCTGTGCTGGTCCGCCTGGCCACCAAGTTTTACGCCAACGAACCCATGATGGCTGCCGAGACAGCGCAGATGATCACGCTCTCCTCAAAGTTCGCGCTGAATCCAGCAGATAGAAGCAAGGTGTCTGTTGAGCAACCGAAGAAGTCGTCACTATCTACATTCCTCGCCCGAAAGTCAGCCTAATGCCAATCCGCACATATCAATGCCCAGCCTGTAGTCGCCCCTTTGAGCTAATCCTCAATCGCAAGGCCTACGATGCCACCACCAACGCCATCTGCCCCAAGTGTGGCACCCCAGCACCAACCATCATATCTATACCTGCCAGACGGAATCCCAAATATGGCATCCAGAACTGAATTACAGATAACTTACCCCTGAGTGACGCCCTGTTTGCTGGCTCCTAAGAGACCCCCAAACGAGCCATGCACCTAACTGCCTCCAATGAGTCGGTGAGAGTGACACCCCAACAGGAAGTATCACCATGGACACAAAAGTTTTGAACCAGCAGAAGCAGGAACTCCTGGACGCGCAGACGGCACTGTGCGTGGCTCGCAAGGAGTCAGGCACGAAGTGGAATGAAGCAGACGAGGCCTCATTCACCAATATGGCTGCCAAACTCGACGTTATCAACGCCGATCTCGCACGTTACAACGCAATCAACCAGGGCAGGGCTGAAATTGCCCAACCCCGTGAGCAGGCAGTGATCTCCAATTCCACGGCCTCGAAGTTTTACGCGATGGGCGGATACCGCAAGGCGACTCCTCTGGCCAATTGCACCACAGAATATGCGCTCGGTTTCTGGGCGTCTCTCCGCAGCAAGCAGGACCACGAGCGCTTTTTGATCCAGAACGCTTCCCTCGGTGAGGCCGGTACGGCTGCTGCTGGTGGTGCACTGGTTCCGATCGAGGTAGATCCTTCCATCCCTGCGATGGCGATCGAAGAGACCATTGCTCGGTCGCTGTCCCGCGTCATCACGACCGAGATGAATCTTGTGCTGCCCTATCAGTCGGCCAAGACCACCGCTGCGCTGAAGCCTGAGTCGAACAGTACGGGCACCAACGCTTTCGCGCAGAATGCACCCAGCTTCGCAACCACGACCCTGGCGTCGTATGTCCTAGGCGACAGCATCTACGCATCTTGGGAATTGCTCCAGGATGCGAAGGCAGCCTCCGACTTTATCACCGGCGACCTGCAGCGCGCTATCCGGGTCAAGGAAGAGAACCTCTTCGTGTCTGGCACCGGAACCAACCAGCCTCAGGGTTACCTGGGTAATGGTACGACCGCAACCGGGGCATCCATCACGGCTGGTGCGGCTACGCTGGGTATCAACCCCATCATTGATACGATGGGGAGCTTGAACCGGGCCTACTACACGAATGCTTCGTGGCTATGCAACAGGCAGGAGTTCAATCGCCTGCTCAAGAGCCAGATCGCGGCCAACCAGTTCCAGACGTTTGTTACCTTCGATCCAAACGGTGCGGCCCGCTTGTTTGGCTACAACGTGGCCTTCTCGGCTGAGATGCCCGTCTACGTAGCCTCCCCGGCGACGCAGGGTGCATGGATGTTCGGGGACTTCAAGAGTTTCGCCACTATCGGTGATCGTGACGATTCCAACATCCGCATCAAGGTCCTGGACCAGGTAGCGGCCCTCAACGGCCAGACCGTGGTACTGGGCTACCGGCGCACCGACCAGCGCATCCTCCTGCAGGAAGCGGTCATGCAGCTTAACACCAACGGCTAATCCTAACCCCAACTCCAAGAGAGCCCACCCACAAGGTGGGCTTTTTTGTGCCCGCAAATCACAGTGACCACGAATAACTGGACTACGCAAGGCATAAGTATGGACACACTTCTCCCCATCACGGCTACAGCACAGGAATATATCGACGGGGTGCTTGACGGCACCGTTGTTGTCGGGTCATGGATCAAGAAAGCCCTCAAGCGCCACATCAGTGATCTGCAGCGGACGGACATCACGTTCGACGCCGCCGCTGGCCAATACGTCATCGATTTCTGCGAAACCTTCTGCATTCCTTCGGCACAGGCCACCTCGATGACATTGATGCCATGGCAGAAAGCTTTTCTCTTCATCCTCTATGGATGGAAGAGGCTTGATGGCACCCGCCGCTTTCGCCGTGCTTATCTGGAGATCGCGAAGAAGAATGGCAAGACGGGACTCGCCGCCGCCCTCGTTCTATACCACCTCATAGGAGATGCTGAAATCTCTGGGCGCGTGTTTGTTGCGGCTACAGCCCTCAAGCAAGCGAGGGAATGTTTTTTGGAAGCTGTCGCCATGCGCGACAAGAATCCAGAGCTACAAGCGGTCATCAGCAAGTATGGGGCATCCCCTGTTCTCTCCCTCTATGTCCCTGAGACAAACTCCCGCCTGTCCCCTATGACAAGGGGATCTGATAGTCAAGATGGGGCCGTGGTGTCGATGGCCTGCCTCGATGAGCTGCACCGGTGGAAGATGACGGACAGCCTCTGGAGCATCCTCCGTTATGGTGGTGACACTCGCCGCCAGCCCATGCTGGTCTGCATCACCACCGCTGGCTCCTCAGCCAACAAGTCCACGCTCTGCTGGGGCGAACACGAGTACGGTACGCGCATCCTCGACGGAATGATCGAAGACGACGAAGTCTGCCCCTTCATCTTCTCCTTGGACCCGAAGGATGACATCAAGGACGAGCGCAACTGGGTAAAGCCCAACCCTTCGCTGGGGTACATTCTTCCGCTATCAGCCTTGCAGAACCAATACAAGGAGGCCCTTGGAAAACCCACCGCCATGGGTGAGTACAAAAGGTACAGATTGAATATCTGGACCGACGAAGTCAGTGATCCGGCCATTGACATTGAGACCTGGGACGCTTGCTGCACCGAGGATGTAGCCACCCACCCAGATCCCAAGCGGCTGCGCCAGGAACTCATTGAGTCGCTAAAAGGACGCACCTGTTTTGGTGGCATCGACTTAGCTCCAAAAGTGGACACAAGTGCCCTAGTTTTGCTGTTTCCACCCACTAAAACGGGTGAAAAGTGGTCGATTCTTGAGTATTTGTGGTGCCCCGAGGATAACATCCAAGACCGCTGCAAGCGGGACCACGTGCCCTATGACATCTGGGCCAAGGATGGCTTCATCACCCCTACACCGGGGAACCTTACAGATGTGCGCTACATCGCCGACCAAATCACTGAGATCAGCAAGCAAGTTGACCTAAAAGAGGTTGCATACGACCAGGCGTGGAGCAGTGAGTTGGTAAGGATGCTTTCAGAGTCGGGCTTCCCCATGAACAAGCTCGTGGACTATCCCCAGTCCCACGCAAAGATGAATGCCCCATGCCAAGAGCTGATGCGCAAAGTCCTCCGTAAAGAGTTTGCCCACTCGGGGAACCCAGTCGCCAGGTGGCAGGTTTCAAACCTGCGCTGGAACACCCAGCACGGCACCGGATTCATCAAACCGGCTCGTGATCGCAAACGGGAAAAGATCGACTTTTGCGCCTCATTAGTAATGGCACTTGCCAGGGCAACTGACCCTGACAACCAGATCAAACCGAAGAAGAAATTCTGGATTGCGAGCGCATAAATGAGTATCCGTGGACGTAAACGCAAACTGAGTTATGAGGCCATCCTAGCCTTTGCAGCAATTAATCCAACCATGCTCCAGGCAGACATCGCCTCCCACTTCGCGACTTCACAAAGTCGTATCTCCCACATCCTTCGCGAAGGTGGAGTCAACGGCATCCACACTGGCCGTCCGCTTACTCCAAAGCCCAATCAGACAGCCGAGGAGCAGAAGTGGGAAAAGATTCTGCATGACGCTGGCCTGGGCATGGATCGTGGACTGAGGCTTCACGGTGAACGCATCCTTTATGGCTACGACACCCTGAAGGAAAACCAGCATGATGGCAGCGCTACCTCCGTTTCATCTTTGTAACCCTTGAGAGAGAGTACATATGGGCCTAATTACACGTTTTAGAGCGGGTTTCTCCACCTTCCTCAACTCCGGGGGAGCGAGCACACTTGCATCGCCGAGTTCGGAACTGGTTCACGCCCTGGTAGGCCTCCCCACAGCGTCCGGGAAAGTCGTGACTCGCGAGACAGCCATCAGAGTGTCGGCATTCCTCGGCGGGGTCAAGATGCTGTCGAACGACCTTGCGAAGATGCCCCTGATCCTCCGCGAAACCAAGAGGGTAAAGGGTGTACAACGCACCCAACCGGCGATCGATGAGCCCTTGTACTCGCTTTTGAAGGATTGTCCCA